TCCGTACTTGCGGGACGCGTTGGCCGGAAACTTGGTGGCCGCAAGCGAGCCAAGCGTATTCGGACGGGAATACTCGCCTTATTACGGGTTATTACCCCCATGCCCTCCACTCCCCGCATGATAGAACTAGAGCGCAAGGCGTCTACGCCGGGCGAGGGTTTGTCGCGGGATGAGCGCACCGAATGGCATATGATCCATCGCTACGGCTACGACATTCGCGAGCTTTGTCGTCCGGTTGACCGCTCGAAGAATGATCCCATGCGCCGCGCTCTTGAGCGCACTCAGGCCGCGTTCGGCAGCATCGACTACGCCGCCGCTAATCGCTATCTCGACTCTCCCGCACGGAAGGCTCGGTAAATGGACAGCCCATTCCTCTGGAATCCTATCGCGGCCAACAATGGCCAGCAGCAGCAAAGCCCCTTCTCAGGCGGCTCAGTTGCGGGCGGCTATTCGCTTGGAGGCGGCCAGATGAGTGCGCCTTGGCAGGCGCAGAACTACCAAGTCCCTTTTGGTCAGAATGCGCCGCAGGTCCAGCCTCAGCAGCAATACCAGCCGGTTGACAATTCCTACCAGCCTCAGCCACAGGGCGTCCCGAACATCTTCCACCCGCCAGTGACGCAGCCAGCCCCGCAGACAGCAGGCGGAACGCAGCAGACTAATCCGTTCGTCTACAAGCAGGACGTTCAGCCCGTGCAGAACGGCATTCCTCAACCGCAAGCGACTGGACCGAACATCATGTATCCAGGCGTTAATCAGCCAGTTCCGCAAGGCCAGCCTCAGACGCTAAGCCAGCTTGGCCAGCAGTTCAGCCCGCTCATGATGTATGGCGGCATGGGCGGCGGAATTAGCTTCTGACATGCCCGCACTTGGAAACCCCAAGCACGAGCGGTTTGCTCAGGAGCTTGCTAAGGGGAAAAGCGCATCAGAAGCATATGTTCTGGCTGGCTATACCGAGAGCCGTTCGGCGGCCTCACGCCTGTCAACAAATGTGAACGTTATTGCTCGCTTGTCCGAGATTGTGGATAGAGCAGCAATTCGGGCCGAAGTCTCAGTTGCGACGCTTTTGGATGAGGCAGAGGAAGTTCGCAAGAAGGCAGTTGAAGCGGGGCAATTCTCAGCGGCCATTTCAGCGATCAAGGAAAAGGGCGTCCTTTCTGGTCATCGCGTCGAGCGCCGCGAGAACACCAACCGCAACATAGATGAACTATCAGACTCCGATCTCCTCGCTATCGCCCGCGCAGGCAGCGACAGAACTTCTGCGCAGAAGGCTGGCGAGGCGAAACCTCACTGACCTTGCCCGGTCACAAAGCCTAGAGCCCGCGCCGCATCATCAACTGCTCATTGATGAGCTAGAGGCGCTGATGAACGGGGAAAGCGATTTCCTCGTTGTGGAAATGCCTCCGGGCTCGGCCAAGTCCACATACGTCAACTGGCTCTTTCCGGCTGGCTATGCGGCGAGGTTTCCGGGGTCGAACATTCTGACGGCCTCGCATTCGAGCGAGCTTGCGGAGAGATGGGGCAGGCGGACGCGCAACCTTCTGGCGGGCGCTTCCAATCTGTTCGGGATTGGCGTGGCGTCCGATAGTGGCGCTGCCTATCGCTGGTCCACGACCAACAAGTGCGAATATTACGCGGTTGGCGTTGGCGTCGGCATCATGGGCTTTCGGGCTGATCTGGGGATTATTGATGACCCATTCGGCTCGCGTGAGGATGCTGAAAGCAAGCGCATCCGCGACAAGATTTGGGAATGGTACGTTAACGACTTTTCCTCCCGCCTTAAGCCGGGTGCAAAGCGCGTTATCATGCACCAACGGTTCCACGAGGACGACCTTGCTGGCCGAGTTGTTAACCAGCTTACTGCGCTTGGCAGACCATTTCGACGCCTCAAGATCAGGGCGCAGGCGACTGAGGATGACCCGCTAGGCAGAGAGCCCGGCACTTTCTTGTGGGATGATCCGACAGGATACGACTACGGGCGATTCTTGAGGGATCGAAAGCTAGAGAGCGACGCCCGCACATGGTCTGCGCTCTACCAGCAAGAGCCCACGCCAGAGGAAGGCGACTACTTCAAGCGGGAATGGCTTATCCCCGTCGAGACGATGCCGAACAAGTCGGACCTGATCGTGTACGGCGGTTCTGACTACGCCGTGACTTCGGACGGCGGAGACTACACGGTACATGCCGTGGTCGGGCTCGATGCTGATGAGAACCCGTATCTTCTGGACCTCTGGCGCAAGCAGGCATCGTCCGATGTGTGGGTTGATGCGTGGTGCGATCTAGTCAGGCGCTGGCGTCCGATGGAATGGGCGGAAGAAACCGGCCAGATCAAATCCGGCGTCGGGCCTTTTTTGGAAAAGGTTGCGCGAGAGACGGGCGCATATTGCGTGAGGACGCAATTCCCGACGCGCGGCGACAAGGCGGTGCGGGCGCAGTCGATACGCGGTCGCATGGCGATGCGAGGGCTCCGCATTCCGGCATACGCGCCTTGGAGAACAGAGTTTGAGGCGGAGCTTCTGCGCTTCCCGGCTGGCCTGCACGATGACCAAGTTGATGCTCTTGGCCTTGTTGGTCAGCTACTGGACAAGACAGCGGGCGCGGCGCGCAAGGCAAAGCAGACACCATCGCAACAATCCGGCTACGTCCGCGCAGAGACGGGCCGCAGAGACGAAACAAGCGGACTGACGCTTTAGAGGATTCACACATGGCTGGTGGATACAACACGGGACAGGCGACTGTAGCGACGACGGCGACCGTGATCGCCCCGGCGCGACCGGGCCGCAAGACGATTACCATCGCCAACAGCGGCACGACTGACGTTTATATTGGCGGCGCGGCAGTCACGACTTCAACCGGATTTCTCCTGACCGGCACGAAAGGCGCGGGCTTCACTGTCGATACGGAAGGTCCGGTTTACGGCATCGTCGGGTCGGGAACGCAAGTCGTCTCGTTCCTAGAGACAATCTGACTGTGAGCGTTTTCGTTCCTGCTGTTCCGGTGATATTGCAGAGACGCGGCGTCTTTGGACCGGGCGGCTTTGCTCCGGTTGATTCCATCGACTGGACAAGCTCGACTTCTATTCCCGCATGGGCGACATTCACCGCCACCGGCCTCTGGGCGCGGCTCCGTCACAACGCAGAACCCGCCAATCTGCAAGCAAAGATAGCTGCGTCTGCCACTGCTGCGGCGCAACTCGGCATCACAATTTACAAGCAGGCCATGATTGCCGGTCAGTTGGCATGGACCGCTGATGGCACAACGGCAGGCCCCGCGTATCTCAATAACGTGGGCGTGATCGCATGAAGGAATATCTCGACTGATGGCGATGAGCGCCCCTGCTGTGGAATATCCCGGCACGACCGACATGGATGGCGACGACGATCACAAGGGCTTGGACCTTGTGCATTTGCGCAAGCAATTCACCGACTTCGTGACGGTGAAAGCGCCTGAGATTGACGAAATCCGTCAGGCCACGCGGTACTATCATGGGCAGCAGATATCTGAGGACCAATCCAAAATCCTCAAGGCGCGCGGTCAGCCTGAAATCGTCTTCAATCGCCTCGCTCGCAAGATCAATGGCGTCGTGGGCGTGGTCCAGAAGCTGCGCAACGATCCGAAGGCTTTTCCCCGCTCGGCCAAAAGCGCAGCAGGCGCAGACCTCGCAACGGCTGTCATGCGCTATGTCCTCGACACTTCCTTGTGGAAGGACATTGAAGCTGACGGTGTGTTGGATGCAGTCAAGGGCGCATTCGGCGTCTGCGAACTGACGCTGGACGACGGGGACTTCCAAGACCCCGACGTTGGGCTTCGCTACGTTGATCCGGTCACGTATTTCTATGACCCGCGTTCGATCCGTCCCGACTTCTCCGATGTGCGCTACGATGGCGTCTCGCGTTGGGTGAGCGAAGACGAGATTGAAGAAATGTTCCCCGGCGCTGGCGACAGGCTGGCGCAGGACTCATCCGGCTACGAGACGACGGCGCATGACTTCGACCGTGGTTTTCTGTGGGTCAATGAGCGCAAGAAAATCAGGCTTGTCGAGCATTGGTACAAGCATGAGGGCAAGTGGAAGTTCTGCATCTATGCGAACTGGACGGAGCTTGCCCGTGGCGAAAGCCCGTTCTGGACTAAGGTCGGGAGCGTCTGGCAAACTCGCTCTCGCTATATCAAGTTTGCCTGTGCAGTTGACGAGCTAGGCGACCGCTACGGCTTTGTCCGCAACATGAAAGGCCCACAGGACGCGATCAACCAGCATCGCTCCAAGGCCATGCACATCATGAAC